TAGAGGAAGACCAATATTATATGTATAAAAGAAATGATGAATGGCATTCATATGGAAGATTTTGTTTTGTAAAACCTGCACCTGTAGAAGATTCTTATATTTACAAACCACTTAGTGAAGAACCTTTAGTAGGTATTATGGAATATCCAAATGAATATTTAAAATCAAAAGGGGTTACAAGAGGAGATAAAGTGTGTTACAAACCCAACAGTGAATATGAGTTTACTGTAGATGATAGTAAGATGTATAGAATGTTTGACCATCAAATAACTATGGTACTATGAATATTTCTATATACAATGACGTTATAAAAGATGTAGATTCTTATGTAGAAGAAATACATCAAATAGGTTTTGAGGATGTGCAAATAGGGGAAGATTTATTTAAAAGTGTAATGAGTAGAAGTGTAGATAAGTTGGTTATGTTTTTGCATAAGCATTACCCAATGTACTCTGCAGCTTTGAATTTTGTAAGACGTTCACCACTTAATCAAGAAGAACCTAATTGGATTCATACTGATGAAATGATGGGGGACCTTACTGCTATACTTTATTTAAATAAAGAGCATCCTGAAAAAGCAGGAACTACCTTGTATTACAAAGGAGAAAAAATGTGTATATTAAGGTCGAGATATAATAGGTTGGTTGTTTTTCCATCTCACTTATATCATTCTCGAAATATTTACGAAAACTTTGGACACGAAATAAAAGCTAGATTAATACAAGTTTGTTTTTTAAAAAAGTTAAATAATGAGTAGAGAATGGGATTGGATGTATTTCAATGATGAATGGAATGAGCACGATGGTTCACCTATTCCTGTTAGAAAATCAAAAAGAATTAAAAATGAAATCAAAAGAAATAAAATTAAAGATAATAGAAGCAGGTCACAGAGCAGTGGAACAACTGATAAAGGTGGCAAAGGAAGCGATTATTAAGCACGACCCGGAAGATGATTTATCTGCCGATAGATTAAAGAATGCAGCAGCTACAAAGAAGTTAGCAATCTTTGATGCGTTTGAAATATTAAATAGAATTGAAGCTGAGAAAGAGGCTATTGATTCTTTAGAAAAAGGAGTAAACAAAACTGATACTAAACAAGGATTTGCAGAACGAAGGTCTAAATAACTTATATACGGTAATTGAAGGTGTAGTACCAAAAAATGTTTTAACGTCTAAAAACAAGGCTAAAACGTGGAAATACGGCTATGATTCAAAGTATAACTTTGTTGTAATATCTAAGAACGGTCAGATAGGTAATATAATTAATATTAGTGGATTAAGAATTGCCTTACCACTTGAGCCTAAAAAGTGTCTTCAAAGACACTCAAAAAAAGAAGAACAATATTGGGAACGTGAGGAGTTACCTAAAGCGTTATCAAAAATTCAATCTATATTTCAATGGAATGAAATGACTTCTGAATTTAAGAACAGGTGGGTAGATTATATTGAAGAAGAGTTTGATAGAAGGGAACAAGGGTTATGGTTTATGTCCAACGGTATTCCTACTTATATAACAGGAGCACACTATATGTATCTACAATGGACAAGTATTGACATTGGATATCCTGATTTTAGAGAAGCAAACAGAATACTGTTTTTATATTGGGAAGCTTGTAAAGCTGACACAAGAAGTTTTGGAATGATTTATCTAAAGATAAGACGTTCAGGTTTTTCTTTTATGTCATCTTCTGAGTGCGTAAACACAGGAACTTTAGCTAAAGATTCTAGAGTTGGCATACTATCCAAAACAGGTTCAGATGCTAAAAAAATGTTTACTGATAAGGTTGTTCCAATCAATAGTAGATTGCCATTCTTTTTCAAACCTATTATGGATGGTATGGATAAACCTAAAACAGAATTAGCTTTTAGGATTCCGGCTGCCAAGATTACTAAAAAAAATATGTATGATACAACTGATGATGAGTTGTATGGATTAGATACTACGATTGATTGGAAGAACACAGATGACAACTCTTATGACGGGGAAAAACTTTTATTGTTAGTACACGATGAGAGTGGTAAATGGATTAAGCCAAATAATATCTTAAACAATTGGAGAGTAACTAAAACTTGTTTAAGACTTGGTAGTAAAATTATAGGTAAATGTATGATGGGTTCCACATCTAATGCATTAGAAAAAGGTGGTGGTAATTTTAAAAATTTATATACTGATTCAGATGTAACAAAACGAAATGCAAACGGTCAAACTAAAAGTGGATTATATAGTTTGTTTATTCCTATGGAATGGAATATGGAAGGGTTTATTGATAGATATGGTATGCCGGTTTTAGAAAATCCTGAAAAAGAAATGATAGGTATTGATAATGAAATAATTTATCAAGGTGCAGTAAACTATTGGAAAAATGAAGTTGAGTCTTTAAAGAATGATGCTGATGCATTAAATGAATTTTACCGACAGTTTCCAAGAACTGAATCACACGCATTTAGAGATGAAAGTAAACAGTCATTATTTAATCTAACTAGAATATATCAACAAATAGATTATAATGATTCTATTATTATGGACCATCACGTTACAAGAGGTTCATTAAGTTGGAAGAATGGAATAAAAGATAGTGAAGTAATTTTTTCTCCAAATAATAGAGGAAGGTTTTTAGTGTCTTGGACACCTGCCAAACAATTGCAAAATAAAATAACTATTAAAAGAGGAATCAAACATCCGGGTAATGAGCATATAGGTGCATTCGGATGTGACAGTTATGATATATCAGGTGTAGTTGGAGGTGGAGGTTCTAATGGTGCATTACACGGAAAGACAAAATTTAATATGGATGAAGCACCAAGTAATGAATTTTTTTTAGAGTATATAGCAAGACCACAAACTGCTGAGTTATTTTTTGAAGATGTTCTTATGGCTTGTGTGTTTTATGGTATGCCAATATTAATAGAGAATAACAAACCTAGATTATTATACCATTTTAAAAACAGAGGATATAGAGGTTTTTGTATGAATAGACCTGATAAGATTTATACTAAACTTTCTAAGACTGAAAAAGAGTTAGGTGGTATACCTAATTCAAGTGAAGATGTTAAACAAGCACACGCTTCTGCTATTGAATCTTATATTGAAAATCATATAGGAATGAAGGACAATATGGAGATGGGAGATATGGTGTTTACAAGAACTTTAGAAGATTGGGCAAAGTTTGATATTAGTAACAGAACTAAGTTTGATGCTTCTATAAGTTCGGGTTTAGCTATAATGGCTACACAAAAACACCTTTATTTACCTGAACAAAAACTTTCAAAAATAAAAGTTAACTTTGCAAGGTATAGTAACAAGGGCAAATATAGTGAAATAATTAGATGAAAAAAGTAAATATAAACATATCATCTGCAGGGTTTCCTAGTCAATTTGTATCAGATGCTGAAAAAGCTACTGACGAGTTTGGTTTAGAAATTGGTCAAGCTATTCAATATGAGTGGTTCAAAAAAGATGGAAATAGTTGCAGATACTATAGTCAATGGAGAGACTTTCATAGACTTAAATTATACGCAAGAGGAGAGCAAGGAACGGGTAAGTATAAAAATGAATTAGCTATAGACGGAGATTTGTCTTATCTAAATTTAGATTGGACCCCTGTACCTATCCTACCAAAATTTGTTGACATCGTAGTCAACGGTATGCAAGACAGAGAGTTTAAGGTATTAGCTTATGCTCAAGATGCTATGTCTCAATCTAAAAGAAGTAAGTATCAACAAATGATTGAAGGGCAGATGGTTGCTAAACCAATGCTAGAAACTATACAAGAGAAGACAGGAGTTAATCCTTTCACTGTAAGTCCCGATGATTTACCGACTACTGATGAAGAACTAAAGTTGTATATGCAACTAAACTATAAACCTGCTATTGAAATTGCAGAAGAAGAAGCTATTAATACTTTATTTGAAACCAACAAATATGTTGATATAAGAAAACAGTTAGATTATGATATGACTGTTTTAGGTATTGCTTGTGCTAAACACGAGTTTCAACCCGGAGATGGTGTAAACATAAAATATGTTGACCCTGCCAATATTGTTTATAGCTATACAGAAGACCCACATTTTAAAGATTGTTTTTATTGGGGTGAAATTAAAACTGTTCCGATAACAGAACTAGTAAAAATTGACCCTACTTTAACTAATTCAGATTTAGAAGAAATATCTCAATACTCTCAAAGTTGGTTTAATTATTTTAATGTTGCTCAGTTTTATGAGAACGACATCTTTTATAAAGACACTGCTACATTAATGTACTTTAATTATAAGACTACTAAAAAAGTAACTTATAAAAGAAAAGTAAAAGATAATGGGAATGTAAGTATGATTGAAAAAGATGATACATTCAATCCACCTCAAGAGATGCAAGAAGAGGGTAACTTTGAAAAAGTTCAAAAAACAATTGATGTATGGTATGAGGGTGTAATGGTTATGGGTACTAACATAATGCTTCAGTGGAAGCTTATGGAGAATATGGTAAGACCACAATCAGCTACACAACACGCTATGCCAAATTATGTAGCAGTTGCACCTAGAATGTATAAAGGTGTAATTGAATCTTTGGTTAGAAGAATGATTCCATTCGCAGACCTAATACAAATAACACATTTAAAATTACAACAAGTAATATCAAGAGTTGTACCTGATGGTGTCTTTATTGATGCTGATGGATTAAATGAAGTGGATATCGGTACGGGTAATGCTTATAACCCTGAAGATGCTTTGAGATTATATTTTCAAACAGGTTCTGTTATAGGTAGAAGCTATACTCAAGAAGGCGATTACAATCAAGGTAAGATGCCTATAAAAGAATTAACCTCTAACTCAGGTGCTTCTAAAACACAAATGCTAATTGGTAACTACAATCATTACTTAAACCAAATTAGAACTGTTACAGGTTTAAATGAGGCTAGAGATGGTAGTTCACCTGACCCTAATTCATTAGTGGGTCTACAAAAATTAGCAGCTTTAAATTCTAATGTAGCAACTAGACATATACTTGATGGTAGTTTATACATATACAGAACTTTAGCTGAAGCTATAACTTATAGAGTTGGAGATATATTAGAATATTCAGACTTTAAAGAAGAGTTTATAAATCAAATTGGTAAATACAATGTAGCTATTCTAGAGGATATAAGTGATTTATATATTTATGACTTTGGTATTTTTATTGAACTATCTCCTGATGAGGAGCAAAAAGCACAACTAGAAGCTAATGTTCAAATGGCATTATCTAAGAACGATATAAACTTAGAAGATGCAATTGATATTCGTGAGATTAAAAATCTAAAACTTGCTAATCAACTTTTAAAAATGAAAAGAGTTGCTAAACAAGAAAGAGAAGAGAAGATGGCAATGCAACAACAAGCTATGCAATCTCAACAACAATTGAAATCTCAGGAGATGGCTGCTCAAACTGCAATGCAAAAAGTTCAAATGGAAACTCAAGCTAAGATGCAATATCGACAAGCAGACATAGCTTTTGAAATAGAAAAATTAAAAGCTGAAGCTGAATTGAAATCTAGACTAATGCAACAAGAGTTTGATTTGAATATGCAATTAAGACAAGCTGATGCCGAAGCACTTGGTTCTAGAGAGACTATGAAA